CAACTGAGAATGATTGAGGATTCGCTGGTTATCTATCGTCTCTCCCGCGCACCCGAGCGTCGTATTTTCTACATTGACGTGGGTAATTTGCCTAAGCAAAAGGCAGAGCAATACCTTAGAGAGGTGATGTCTCGCTATAGAAATAAGTTGGTATATAACGCTGATACTGGTGAGATTCGTGATGACAAAAAATTCATGTCTATGCTGGAGGACTTCTGGTTACCAAGACGTGAAGGCGGACGCGGCACTGAGATCACTACACTGCCAGGTGGACAAAACCTAGGTGAGTTGGAGGATGTTAAGTATTTCCAGAAGAAACTCTACAGAGCATTGAATGTGCCTGAGTCACGTTTGGAATCTGATGCTTCTTTCCAACTTGGTAGGTCTGAGGAGATCACACGCGACGAAGTTAAATTCCAAAAATTTGTCGTTAGACTCCGCAAGAAGTTTTCTGATCTGTTTAATGACCTTCTTAAGACTCAACTTATTCTGAAAGGTGTCTTCACACCTGAAGAGTGGGATGACATGAAGGAGCATATTCAGTATGACTTCATTGCTGACAACTACTTCTCCGAGCTGAAAGAGCAGGAGATTATGAATGCTCGTATGGCGCTCTTGCAGCAAATGGATCCTTTCGTGGGTCGTTATTTCTCAATGGAATACATGCGCCGCCAAATCCTGAAGCAACCTGACGCTCTATTTAAGGAGATTGATAAGCAGATGGATAAGGAGATCGCGGACGGTAAGGTCATCGATCCAATGGCAATGCCAGCCATGGAGCACGAGCAAATGGCAATGCAACTCCAACCTGAGCCAGTTGATCCTCAGCAGCAAGCTATGGATCAATACGCGGAGCAGGGCATCGATCCTGCGGATCGTAAAAAAGGAGATTTCTAAATAGTATTATTGAATTCTAAATAAATCATGCCAACACAGTCCGCGCTTGATATTGTCAACGCATTGTTTGCTGGTCAAAAAGACCTTTCAGACTATGTGGATGCTGCTATGAAAACTGTAGCAGTAGATCAGATTGACCTCAAAAAGCAAGAGATCGGGTCCAACATGTTTAAGGAGCCCGAGGAAGAAACACCTGAAGTCGAAGCATCTGCAGAGACTGAAGTAACTGATACACCACCAGAGGAAACTACAGATGAAACTGATCAGGGAGGAGATTGAATCCGCTAAGGTAACCATCGTCGAAGGTAAGAATGGCGCGAAGCGTCACTTCATCGAAGGTGTTTTCCTGCAGGGTGAAATCAAAAACAGAAACGGTCGTATGTATCGCGCAGAAACTCTACAAAGAGAAGTTGCTAAATACAACGAGCAATACATTTCCAAAGGTCGCGCACTAGGTGAGTTGGGTCATCCCGATGGTCCTACTATTAACCTTGACCGCGTGTCCCACCTGATTACTTCTCTGCAAAGAGAGGGTAACAACTTCGTAGGTAAGGCAAGACTTCTTGATACCCCCATGGGTAACATCGCTAAGTCTCTTCTCGACGAGGGTGTGAAACTCGGTGTATCTTCCAGAGGTCTCGGATCTATCAAGGAAGAGGGTGGTATTAAGGTCGTCGCTGATGACTTTATGCTTGCCACTGCTGCGGATATCGTAGCAGATCCTTCTGCCCCTGACGCTTTTGTCAATGGTATCATGGAAGGAAAAGAGTGGGTCTATGCTGGAGGCGCAATCCAAGAGCAAAGAATCGAGCAAATCAAGCAAAGAATTGATAATGCACACCGCTCTCAGTTGGATGAGATGAAACTTTCCGCGTTTCACTCCTTCATCAAAAATCTTTAATCTATAAATAACTATAGCAAATATCGCACGTTTGTACCCAGGAGACAAAATGTCACAAGAGATTGAAACAACTCTGGATGAATCGAGTGTAACCGCTGGCGCAAAACCTGCTGACCCAATGCCCAAACTGGAAGCTGACGGTAGTAGTCTCGCTGGTGTGCAAGACCTCGGTGGTCCAACACCCCAAAATAGCAAACCCACGGATGATAGCAATAAGTATAAGACTATTGCTGGTGGGAATGCTCCCGCTCCCACAACAAAACCCTCTGACGCATCTGGTCAGAAAGCAGAATTCGCTGCTAAGGGTGATGTGAAAGCAGGTCACGAACCCGAAGGTGATGTGATTGCTGAAGAGCCCGCTGATGAGCCTCAGGAGACTGTGATCGAAGTCGATCTCTCTGCTGATGTTGCTGCTCTCACTGAAGGTGAAGAGCTATCTGAGGAATTCAAAGATAAGGCAAAGACAATCTTTGAAGCAGCGGTTGTGTCACGCATCAACGAAGAGTTGGAGCGTATGCACGAGGACTATGCAAAAGTCCTTGAAGAAGAAATTGAGACTGTCAAGTCTGACCTTGCAGAAAAAGTCGATGAGTATCTGACTTATGCAGTCGGACAATGGATGTCCAAGAATGAGCTCGCCATTGAGCACGGTATCAAAACCGAAATGGCAGAGTCCATGTTGACTGGTCTCAAGCAAGTTTTCGTGGAGAATTATATTGATCTCCCCGAAGAAAAAGTTGATGTTGTTGAAGAAATTCAGGCACAACTTGATACCATGGAAGCAAAACTCAACGAGTCTATTGAAGAAAATGTCGAGCTCTCTAAGAGTGTTGGCACCTATATCAAGAATGGGATTGTGACAGAGATCGCTGAAGGACTTTCTCTCGCGCAACGCGAGAAACTTGTCTCTCTAGCGGAAGCTGTTGAGTTTGAAAATGAGGAGTCTTTCCGTGCGAAGGTCTCTACCCTCCGTGAATCGTATTTCTCTACAAAACCTGAAGCGACTACGGTCACTGAGGACGTTGAAGTCGAGAACGCACCTACTGGCGACGCAATGGCAGCATATGCCCAAGCGATCTCCCGTTGGAGCAAATAATTTAACCTTTCATTTAACCCAAGAGTAATTCAAATGTTTAACGCAGAAGCACTCCAGGAAAAGTGGAACCCCATTCTTGAGCACAATGAGCTCGATCCTATTAAGGATACCTACAGAAAGGCGGTCACCTCAGTCCTCCTGGAAAACCAAGAAAAATTCCTCAAGGAAGAGCGCGGTCTGGTAACAGAAGCAGCTCCTACTAACTCCCTTGGAGGTACAGGATTCTCAGGTGGCAGTACTGCTACTGGTCCTGTTGCAGGTTTCGACCCTGTGCTGATCTCTCTGATCAGACGCTCTATGCCTAAGCTTATTGCTTATGACATCTGCGGCGTGCAACCTATGACTGGTCCTACTGGACTGATCTTTGCAATGCGCTCCACTAAGGGCACTAACAGAGACATCAACAACAGCGCAGTTGAGACCTTCTTCAACGAGGTTGACTCTGAGCATTCATCTGAGAATAGTGCAAATAACCTTGCATCTAACACTCAGACTGGATCTAACCCAGGTCTCCTTGCTGATGGTGCTGGACAATACACCATCGGTGGTCAAGGTATGACTACTGCCCAAGCTGAAGCATTGGGTGATGGCGCTTCCAACCACTTCAACGAAATGGGCTTCTCAATCGAGAAGGTTACCGTGACTGCGAAGTCAAGAGCATTGAAAGCAGAATACAGTCTTGAGCTTGCTCAGGATCTGAAGGCAGTGCATGGTTTGGATGCCGAGTCTGAGCTTGCAAACATCCTCAGCACTGAAGTGCTGGCGGAAATCAACCGTGAGGTTGTCCGTACTGTTTACAAGATCGCTCGTCCTGGCGCTCAAAACAACACTGCAACTGCAGGCGTGTTTGACCTCGACGTTGACTCCAACGGTAGATGGTCAGTTGAGAAATTCAAAGGTCTTCTCTTCCAAATTGAGAGAGACATGAATGCTATCGGGCATGAAACTCGTCGCGGGAAGGGCAACATCCTCATCTGCTCTGCTGATGTGGCATCTGCTCTCTCTATGGCTGGTGTGCTTGATTACACTCCTGCTCTGTCTGGTAACGCTCAGTTGCTGCCCGACGACAACAGCAGCACTCTTGCTGGTACACTTAACGGTCGTATTAAGGTCTACGTCGATCCTTACTCTGCCAACGTTTCTGACGCTCACTTCTATGTGGCTGGTTACAAAGGTAGCAGTGCTTATGACGCAGGTCTCTTCTACTGCCCTTATGTGCCCCTCCAGATGGTCCGTGCTGTGGGTCCTGACACCTTCCAGCCTAAGATCGGCTTTAAGACTCGTTACGGAATGGTCGCTAACCCATTCGCTGAGGGTCTTACTCAAGGTCAAGGTGCGCTCACCGCTAACGCCAACCGTTACTACAGACGTGTTAAGGTTACTAACCTTATG